CTTCAAATCCTAGAAGGCAGGATCGAAGAGGTTGTAGAGATCGAAATGGTTGCGGCTGGGTTCCGTGAGTCTGGTCCAGACATTCCGAGAACAGCGGCTATATCCAACGGGTACTCCGGAAAAAGCACGCTCATAATGGGAGATTCAAGTCTCGAATTTGAAGCTTCCAGCGTGGTCTGTGGCGACCGTGGTGCTCAAATCATGATTGACAGCGGCACCATGACATTTTACATCAAAGGGACGCTGGTCACATGATCAAAGAAGCGTACATCTCCGATGACGGTGTCTACCGGTACAATCTGGTTCGCGACAAGGGTGATGAGAATTCGCAGGCAATCCTGTTCATTATGTTAAATCCGTCGGTGGCTGACGCCGTCTTCGACGATCCAACAATTCGTCGGTGCCTTGGCTTTGCAGACCGACTGGCCTGTGACTACATGGAAGTGGTGAACCTGTTCGCCTTCCGTGCCACCGACCCTAAAGACATGAAGTCGGCAGAGGACCCGGTTGGACCAGACAACGACACGGTGATCCGGGAGGCGCTGGAAGACGCTGACGTGGTGATATGTGCATGGGGAGCGCATGGTGGATATCGGAAACGAGACGCGGTGGTCCTTGACATCGTGAGAGAAATGGGGCATGTTCCTAATTCATTGGGGGACCTTACAAAGGGTGGACAACCCCGCCACCCGCTATACTTAAAAGGCGACACGCCTTTGATGGAGATGCAATGACAGAGAAGATGACCGTTTTCGTGGACGGCAAGCAGGAAGAGCGCGAGGTCGCGAAGTACGCGCACGTTCACCACACACAGCCCCCAAAGGCTGTTCCAGTTCTTCAAACCGGAGAGCGCATGACGCAGTCGATCACCGGCGAAGTACACATCGTTCGGTCATGAGCTTACGCCCGTCAGACGATGGGTACATATCCCCATTCCGTCGCAAGATGACGCCGGAAGAAATTGAGGAAAGCCGGGCAACGACTGTGTCAGAACATGCCACACGAATGTCCGCCTTATCCTACAAAGCACAAATTGGAGATCACGATATCATGGAAGCACAGACAACCACCATTGCGAACGCTGAGCCCGCACCTGCACCAGACAGCCGTCAGGTCATGCGCGCGAAGAAGCGTGCCGCAGAGAAGGCGCGCCGGAAGCACATGAACGAGGCCGTTGGCGGCAAGAACCGGAAGCGTGGGCGGTAGAACCAATATAGGGGTGGATTTCAATGGCTGAATTCGACCGTATCAACGGCGAATTCGTCGTTGTAACATGTGCCTTTTCCGAGAAAGATCACTTCAAGAACGGCGGATGGAAGTACAACTACAAACGCCGGAAATGGGTAACCACTGAAACCGAATTGGCCCTGCCTCTTCGGCAATTTGCCATAGGCGCAGCTAAGGAACACCTCGACAACGTGGCTTCCTTGGCAGAAGCCGCACACGGTGCATCTTGGGCCGAGGAAACCAACAGCGACTTCCCGTCACCAGAAGGCCTCGCCTACATACCTTTCCAGAAGGCGGGGATCGAGTACGCTATCGAACGGCAGCGCACGCTGATCGCGGACCCACCCGGCCTCGGGAAAACCATTCAGGCTATCGGTGTTCACAACACTGTGAAGATGAAGAACATCCTGATCGTGGTGCCCGCGTCTCTAAAGATCAACTGGGAGCGTGAGTGGATGAAATGGGATGTCCACGGGTTGACCGTGGGGATTGCGCATTCCAAGCCACGCACCAAGACGGTTGAGGGGATCACCGAACGCTGGACAGAATACAACTGGCCCGACACAGATGTCGTGATCATCAACTACGACATGATGCCGACGTTCGACGACCAAGTCAAATCCAAGACTTGGGACATGATGATCTGCGACGAAGCCCACCTTCTCAAGACGAAGAAGGCGCTGCGGACGATCTGCGTATTCGGCGGAAGGCGTCCGGGCAACAAGAAAATGAAGCGCAAGGCGAAGGTGTTTACACCGGTTGAAGCCACGCACGCGCTGTTCCTTACAGGAACTCCAATCCTTTCCAGACCTGATGAACTGTGGACACTGATCCGCGCATGCGACCGCACCGGACTGGGGCGGAACTGGGAGAAGTATGTCGAGCGGTATTGCGGCGCATACTACGATGGTTTTGGCTACGACACGTCTGGGTCAACGAACGCCGAAGAACTAAATCGGATTCTTCGAGAACGTTTTATGGTGCGCCGAGATAAGCAGTCGGTGCTCAAGGAACTTCCGGACAAGACGCGTGAACTGGTCATCATACCGCCCGACAAGCTCGAAGCAATCGTCAGGAAGGAGCAGAGCCGCGCAGAGACGGCCCTGAACGCCTATGAAGCCACCTTGGGTATCGAGACCAGCAACGGGCTGATCGACACCATCATGGCCCTCACAGAGCGTCTGGGCGCTGCGATGGATGTGCAAGACAGCGACGAGCCAGACTGGGAGAAGGCTGTCAAGAGCCTGTCCCAGCCTGACCAGATGCTCTTTACCGAACTCAGCCTTGCACGGGAAGAGGTGGCGCTGGCGAAAGCCGGGGCGACGGTAGATCACATCAAGGGCTTGGTGGATTGCGGCGAGCCTGTCATCGCGTTCGCGTACCACAAGAGTGTCGTCGAAGAAATCCGCAGCCGCCTAGAAGCGCAGGGCGTCACGGTTGGCGTGATCACCGGAAAGGTGTCGCACAAAAAACGACAGCAAGTCGTAGACGATTTTCAGGCTGGCAAGTATGACGTCATCCTTGGAAACCTCATTGCGATGGGTGTCGGATTCACTCTGACACGCGCGTCCATTGTTGTCTTCGCTGAACTGGACTGGGTGCCTGCGATGATCGAACAGGCTGAGGACCGCGCGTGGCGCATCGGACAGAAGAACGCGGTTCTGGTGCAGCACCTCGTGGTCAACGGTACCATCGAGTCGATCTTGGTGCAGGCAATCCTTGAGAAGATGGGGGTCATCAAAAGGGTGCTTGACAAAGCTGCGGTGGCAGATTAAATGTCACATATGAAGTATGCACTCGCCTTGATATGCGCGCTGGTATATACCCCAGCGTCGGCACAGGATGCCTCTTGGACCTGCCGGGAAAACCACCGGGGGACCAGTGTGCACAACCGAATCTGGTGAACAGTGGCGTGGTCGCTTCGATCACCGGGGGACAGCGAGTGTGGCTAAATAGTCACGGTGACAGGATTGTGGAACGGGCACTGCCTCGGGCAGGCGGCGGGACCGGTCTATATGTGGGTAACACTCAGGTGGGCACCCACAACACCAATGCGGTGGGCCGAGAGTATTTCGAACTTAACAATGGATTGCTTTTGTGGTGCAGAACCAACCACCAAGGGCAAAAGACTTGCCGTCAGTAAAAAGTATTGACATGTGCCAAAACCATCTGTAGGTATGGCACATTAGGAGAAAAACGATGAGCCGAGAACACTGGATTCAGACCGCGTCTGGAAAACGATTTTTCTATGACGACGTGACGCCCCAACAATTCGACGTCGAGGATATGGCTGCCGGTCTATCCAGATTGTGTCGGTACAATGGGCAGTTGAAAGACGGCCCGGAATTGGAAGACGAGATTTACTGCATCGCGCAGCACAGTGTCTACGTCTATTGGTTCCTTCGGGACCATGTGCCAAATTGCCCAGAAGAAGCCCTGCCGTGGGCACTACTGCATGACGCAGTCGAGGGCTATTACACCGACATGCCGTCGCCACAAAAAGCGATGAACCCGGAGTACAAAGCCCAAGAGGCTTGGGCGGAAAAGATGTTTCTCCATGCGTACGGAATTCCGTACAATGAAGAAATTCACGACTTCGTAAAATACAGCGACATTCAAATTCTCTGGGCAGAGTCCCAAGAGATGTGCGCGATACCGTCGGACCTCTGGGATATCCCCGGACTTCCAGAAACGAGCCTGCGCACACTGGACCCGGACTTCTATTACTGGCGTCCAAAGAAAGCCCGCGCAGAGTACATGAAAGCTTACGCGGAAATCTCCCACCTGATCGGAGCCTAATATGCCCACCCACATGAATTTGTTCTACGCTGAGATGGAAGCCGCAATGGCTGGCGTCCAGAAACTCCAAAACCTTGCCCAGTACCACGGGATTACTGACATCTTTTCCGACAATGGCGGAAAGGTCGTGCAGGTGGCGGTCGCAGTCGGTCTCGACATTGTTCCCGGACGGATGGGCGCAGACGCCCGTGACCGCCTCGGAAACGAATACGAGATGAAGACCCTAGACCTCGCCAAGAAGACGCGTGGGTTCTCCACAAACCACCACCTCAACCTTGGCACCATCGCCAAATTCCGCTCGCGCCGTTTCGTCTTCGCCACGTACGGTGGGATCGTTCTGCAAGAGGCGTTCATGGTCCTTCCAGAAGACATGGAACCGCTGTATGAAAAGTGGACGCGAATGCTCAAGTCGCAGGATCACATCAACAACCCGAAGATTCCGCTGGACTATGTCCGCGACGTCGGCACGGTGATGTACCTCAAGGACGTGGCACCGGCGTGGATGGAAGGCAAGACTCCAATTGCTGATCTGGTTGACGCATGAGAACGCTGCGCATCTTGATCGTTGCGGTGATCTTCACGCTGTTGGTTGCTGTTGTGGAGACCGCAGACGAGGCTGACATTTTCTGCGCCAACCGCGAAGACGCGATTGCGTACGCCCACGGCGAACCAAACACCTGCCGCTCTTTTATCGCGTGGTGGGGACGCCCGGCTGAGGGTGAACTGCATTTCATCGAAGAGGTAGTGGGCACGCCCTACGCCATCTTTGCCCTTTCATTTAGCAACGGCGCAAGCTCTGCGTTGGTGGTAATCCCTTCCGATGTCTGAATTCAAGCGCGTCATCTTCGACATTGAAACGAACGGCCTGCTCCCCGAACAGGGGGCGGTCGGGGTGTTCGCTATGGACCGTATCCACTGTCTGGTGATAATGGATATCGACACCGGCGAGATCATCGACTATGTCAACCACGACGGCGAGAACGACCTAGAAGAGGGTGTGCAAATCCTCATGGAAGCAGAGCTTCTGATCGGGCACAACATCCTCGACTTCGATATCCCGGCAATCCAATTCATCTACGATTGGTTCCAACCGCCCGGTCGCGTGATCGACACGCTGGTGATGACCCGTATGTGCTTCGCGGACGTCAAGGAAAAAGACTTCCGCATGATCGCTAAGGGCCAACTCGAAGGTCGGTTCCTCGGGCTGCACGGCCTTGAGGCTTGGGGTCAGCGTCTCGGTAAGCAGAAAGGCGACTACAAGAAGTCTCGCGAAGAGGAATTGAAGGCGCTTCACAAGGAACAGAACCTTGAGGCTCCCACAAAAGAAGAGCTTCACAACTACGTCTGGGGGACGTGGAACGAAGAGATGCACGACTACTGCGTCAACGACGTGGAAGTCAACATGGAATTGTGGGAACGTGTGGACGACATGAAATGGTCGCACGAAGCCACAGTCATGGAACACCAAATCCACGCGCTGATGATCCAACAAGAACGAAACGGGTTCCACTTCGACTTGCCGAAGGCGGAGAAACTTGCCGGGAAGCTGCAAGAAGAATACGACCAATTCGCCGAAGAAGCTATCGGAGAAATTGGTGAATGGTATCGACCGGCACGGTGGCTAACGGACGAAGAAGAATTCAATCTGGACTTCGGGGAAACCAAAGAGCGCCGCTCTTGGGGGCGCGTCGATGTGCCGAAACGTACCGCCAACTACGACAAGAGCAACGCTCAAATCATCGAAGACGGGCTCACGACGCTGCGCGCGTCCACGGTAGAGAACTGCCCTCTGGTCAAAGTCGAGTTGCGCGAATTCAATCCGAACAGCCGACAACAGATCGTTGATCGCCTGACCCACCTATACGGATGGACGCCACAGGACTTCACAGAAAAAGGCAACGCTCGCGTTGACGATGAAATCCTTCGCAACCTGATCGACGACATTCCTCTCGCCGAAACCCTTGCTGAAATCTTCTACTTCAAGAAGCGTATCGGGATGGTCGCGGACGGACAGAACGGCTGGCTGAAACTGGTTCGGGACGACGGCCTAATTCACGGACGTGTGAACGTCGGTGGCACGGTATCCGGGCGAGCAACGCACGCCGCCCCGAACGTTTCACAGGTGCCGGGTGTAAACCCGAAAGAATTCAAGTCTGACGCCGCCAAAGGCATCTCGCGCGATGACGCCTACCAGAAAGGTCTCGACTTTATCGCGCGGCACGAAGCTGCCGGAACGCTTGTCTCTTCCAAGTGGAAGGAAGAGAAAGAGGAATGGTCCATCCTCGTGCGCGGGCGCGAAGGTGACCACGGCTGGGATTGTCGTGAGCTTTTCACAGTTCCAGAAGGCTACGCCCTTGTTGGCTGCGACCTAAGCGGCGTCGAATTCCGCTGCCTCGCGAACCTGACGTATCAGTTCGACCAAGGGGAACTGATCGACCTTGTTTTGAACGGCGACATCCACGCGAAGAACGCAGAGATCGCGGGCATCGGTCGTGGTGTTGCAAAGCGTCTGTTGTACGCTTGTGTTCCTATGGACACCAAAGCTTTGACAGCGGCAGGCTGGAAAACTTACGACGAGTTGGCGGTCGGAGAACTTATTCTGACGTATAACGCAGAGAAGGGGATGAAAGAATGGAAACCACTTCTTGAAAAGATTAAGTACGAGGATGCTCCGGTCACAGAGTTATATCACGGAAAGAATTTTTCTGTGCGCAGTACGCCTAACCACCGTTGGTTTGTGGAGCGTCGTGTAGATACGGGTAAGGGTGGCCGTCAGTATATCCAAACAGTCAAAACCACAGAGGAATTGTCTTATGAAGATTCCATAATATGTAACGCCCCGATGTGTGATGAAAACACATGGATGGATGAAAATATACATACCGATCTTACTAAGTGGGATACCGACTGGACTCAACAGGTTTTGGCGATGTCATCGCGCGAGCGCCGTGCGTTTCTCGCTGGCTTCTGCATTGCTGATGGCCATCAAAGCAACTCAGATGGCGGCGTGTGGCGCTGGAATCAGAACATAGGCCCTCTCAGTGAAGCCACCCTTATGGCGAGCTATCTCGAATGGGGTGGTTACGTTTATACGTCCACACGAACTGACACCCCTAATCCGATGATTTTGGCTCGCCAGAATAAATTGGCTACCGTGGGTATGCAGAGAATGAAGCGCCGCGAACTGCCGCGTCAAGATGTGTGGTGTGTCCACACTGAAAACGAATCTTGGGTCATGCGCCAAGGCGACGTGATCACTATCACAGGAAACACCATGTACGGTGGAGGATTGGCGAAGCTGGGCTCAATCGTTGAACCGCTTTCGGCGGAACCACGCCAGATGGCGCTGGGCAAGACACTCAAGGCCAAGCTGATGCACGCTATGCCGTCGCTGAACAAGGCCATGAAGGCAATTCACGTCGAAATGCGTCAGAACCAAGGCAGCATCGCCGGTCTTGACGGACGGCGTCTGTTCGCTCGGTCCAAGCACTCTGCTTTGAACCTGCGCCTGCAATCCGACGGTGCGCTGATCGCGAAGAAGTGGTGCCTGCTTGTCGATGACATGTTCTACGATGAGGGATGGGACCACGGCGTCGGTCTGGATTACTACTTCTGCTCGTGGTCGCACGACGAAATTCAGGTCGCGGTTCGCCACGGTCTCGAAGAGCGCGCGGCTGAAATTATGGAACAGGCGGCAGGCATTGCCGGGGACCATTTCAAGTTCCGCTGCCCGGTTGAAGCACAGGCTGTGATCGGAACGAACTGGGCTGAAACTCACTAAACTTTTCTCTTGACATGTGTCAAAACATCCTATAAAACAGCACATCTATACGAAAGATACCCGATATGAAAACCTTCTTCTTCGACACAGAGACCACAGGCCTCGTCAGCGAAAACAAGCCACCGCTTGATCCCGGACAGCCCATGCCGGTCCAGTTGGGCTTCAAGCTAGACGCCCACGACATGACGGAGATGAGCGCTGGGAATGTGCTGATTCAAACGAACACGTGCGCATCGTTCGGTCCTTGGATTGTGAACCCCAAGGCGGCTGAGGTGACGGGCATCGACAACAAGATCGCCGACGAATACGGCGTCCACCTTATTTCCGCAGTGGAAATCTTCTTGGACACCATCGCGCTGGCTGACACTGTTGTTGCACACAACATCAACTTCGACAAGGTGGTGATGCGCCGTGCGATGAAGGTCTACTGCGACGAAACCGGACAGAAGTACAGTGACCCGTTCGAGGGTAAAAAGATGGTTTGTACCATGTTTGGGTCACAGAACATTGTCAAGGCCATGCCAAAGCGCCGTGGGCAGTGGAAGTGGCCAAAACTAGAAGAGGCGATGAAGCACTTCTTCAACGAAAGCATTGAAGGTGCGCACGACGCCCTCGTTGACGTTCGGGCAACCGCCCGCGTCTACTACCAACTGATCAAAATCGGAGCATTTAACGATGACCACACAACAAACCTCTGAGCCATTCGACGAGTCCCCGGTCAACCCAGATCGCATCGCGCCGTTCGTATCCGACCTGACCCGCAGCGGACAGGAAATGGTAACGAAAATGTCGAACATCCTCAACGACATTCAGTTCCAGCGCGCAATGCAGCTTGGTTACATGATGGCGTGTGAAGATTTCGGTCTGCCCGTTCCAGAATTCGACGACCCTGCGGAAACAACAATTTTCAAGGCGTAACCAATGATCTCGTATTTCAAAGAACTCATGCAAGAAGGCGTGCCGGAATCCATCCCGGCAGACGGCTTCACGTTCGAAGACATGTTCGACGAACACATTGCAAACAACCAGAAGACTTGGCCCCAAGATCGCCGCCTGACGGTGGGTGCATCGGAATGCTTCTCATGCATCCGGAAGACGTGGTTCACAAAGCGTGGACACGAATTCGGCATCGAGCCAGACCCCCACTATGAAGATTCGTGGGGTGCCATGGAGCGCGGGAATATCATCGAGAACAGCTACATCGTTCCGGCGGTCGAAGAAGGCTTGAAACGGCGCGGCATGGAATTGATCATGGCTGGTGACGGACAAG